TATAAATGAATGGGACGAAACATACATACATCAATTTGAAAATAATGGTATTAAAGGATTATATTTAATTCCTTATAGATACAAATTTAAAAAAGATTCTTACGGTGAATTTGAAAATAAAAAAATCATAGAATCTACAACTGTATTTTACAAACTTTCAGAGTATGACATTTTTTTTATAAGTTGTGGCGAATCTTTTGCCGATGAACATTTTCAACTAGTAAAAAATCGATTTCCTTTTGCTCAACGAATAGATGGGGTAAAGGGCATATATGCAGCACATAAAGTTGCCGCAATTAAATCAACTACTAAACATTTTTGGGTTGTAGATGCTGATACATTAGTGTCAGATGAATTTAATTTTAATTTTAAAGTTGACCCGGTAGAATTTGATGTTGTGCATATATGGCACAGCAAAAACGATATCAACGATGCAATTTACGGCAATGGCGGAATTAAACTATTACCAAAATTTCTATTTGATATAGAACATACTAACAAGATTGACATCACAACAGGTCTTAGTGATCAAATAAAAATTCTACCAGAACTAGCCAGCACACATTGTATTGGCAAAACTCCTTATGTGGCCTGGCGCACTGGATTTAGAGAAGCAGTTAAATTGACATTACAAAATGATGCTGACAGTCAACAGCGATTACAATCGTGGATGACCAAAGGTCTTTCTAAACCTAATGGCGGATATGCAGTATTGGGTGCTAAATCTGGGAATAAGTATGCGCTATCAAATAGTTTAAACAAACTAAAAATAGCCAAAATAAATGACTATACATGGCTGTATAGTCAATTCAAAGAAGCATACCCTAAATTATTTATTGCCCACTGAGCAATTTTTTAGCCAGTGGAAATATCTTGCTGATTACCACTGCACACTCTCGAGCAATTTCCATATGCTCTTTCTGTGTACCATTAGAACTACGCAGTTCAATATAATGAATCCATGAACGTAAAGTTCCATTCATGTACATGCGACTCATAGTGAGTCCTTCCGGCAATAGCGCACGAGCCTGTTCTTTAGCAATGCCGTTGGCAATGGCCCACTTGTATTCTTTCTCAACTGTATACAACACTCGTTTTTGAGCACGTTCCCATTCAATAGCCAGCAGACGTTGGCTTTCGTCGTTTATATCAAACTCCACACTGTTTTGTCGATTCTTTGTATCTTGAAATCGTGCCTCGCGAATAACAAATGCCTCGGTCATTTCTGCTGTGGGATCAGCATACCGTTGACTGAATTCTTGAAACGAAAAACTTCTATGACGTAAAATTTGTCGTGCAATATCACGGGTAGTTTCAATTTCTAAACACATACTGACCATCTCGAGGGGCGACCAGTGCTGATGTTTGATCAAGTAGCCAATTAATTTTTCACTGGTTTCTGTGTTAAATTGATTAGCAGGATTACTTACTCTAGCACAGTACGCTACGAGATCTTGTGCATCATTAATTTTTAGTTCTTGAAATTCAGCAGTTGGCTGACTATGACTTACCAGTTGTACTTTCACAATTTTCTTTTCTTTAAAAATTTACCTGTGATCTTTAATATATCACGTTTTACTTTTTCTGTATCTAGTTTGAAATCAATATTACTAATAGCATCATCGTATGCAGTAAAAAATTCTTGCAGTTCTGCTTCTACTTTTGAAGTATCATTACCTCTAAGTTTTGATCTCACAGAGATACTCCAAGATCTGCCGTCTTTAAAACTAATGAGTATTGAATCCAAATACCTTATTGGAATAACTTTTAAATTAATTTCACCGAAAACTTCAGGCCAATGATCTATCACTTCTTTAGGCAAAGTTTTTTTTAAAATCACTTTTCTTTTGGATCTAATTCCAAAGCCAGTTTTCTAAGTTTGGCTGCTTCTTTGTATAATCTATCAGCCTCGCTTCTATATTTGGCTGCACGATCAACAGAAGTCATGTGCTCTTCATCTTTGGGAGGAGTAATGTCTTTTACTTCTACTATTTCTTTGATCTCAGTTTGTGAGTTTTCAGATTTAATATGAAGATCATCTATGGCAATACCACGCTGTTCAGCAATCAATGCGTTGAGTTCGTCAAGATTAATGCTTTCACTCAGTGTAGGCGTCATTGAGATATCACTAGTAGGAACACGAATCATGCGGCCTTGCGTATGTAGTGCTGCCAACATAGTTGACCCATCAGGAAAATTAGTTCTACTCAATACATCAGCCAATTCATAACTATCCTGTGCTGAACTAGATTCTACCAGTTGAATCAGTGCATCGTGATAACTGTCTGGTAAATTTTCAGTAGGAATAATAACGGCGTGATATGCATCGCCTGGCAGTGTTCGATATGCCACAAGACATTTTTTGCCTGTGGCTTTGACTCTGCCTACATGTTTAAGTTCAACCATTTGCTGGTCCTTTCTGTGCGGAATTTAAAAAATTCACTAGTTTATTGTATGTTTGTCCTACCAAAACCATTTCGCTAGGTTTAAAGGCACCGCGTGTACTGGCAACATCAATGATCATTTTCATAGCATTGAGATCGCTGATATTTAAATCGTTGTCAACCGGTGGCGCAGTACCTTCTGGTGGAATTGGTTGTTGTGTTGGTTCTTGTGTTGTGTTTTCAGTCATGAGACATCTCCTTTACTTTAATTATCTATGTACTAAATGCGGGCAGGCAAGTTTGAAAAAACTTAATTCTTTTTCAACTTCGAATCCAATTTTATGAATATATTCAATGGTATTGTTATGTAGCGCAAGTCCGTCGCCTGTAAAATATCTTCCTTTAAGATGACGATAAATCCAGTCATCTATTTTTTTTAAATTAGTAGTTGAAACTTCGTCGGTGTAAAAAAAATGATGTGCTGGGAATTGCACACGCCTAATATCAAAAATATTTAACGGATTTACTTTGAGTTTATTCATTTAATGCCAATAATCATGTGTCTATTATAAGACATATTTTTAAATTGAAAATTCATCGTTCCGGAAAATTTTAAATTTTTTACTGGATATTTATTGATGAAATGTTCTAAAGATTCGGGTCTTGATACATGATCGTTGATTACAAGATCATTACCTTGCAGTAATACCAAGGCGCCTTTGCTGATATTTTCAAACCAATTGTTATTATCAAAATGCTCTGTGCTAGTGTTAATTACACAATTGATTTTTTCTTGTGCATAGTTTACATCATTAGCATCAAATGGATAGGCACGAAATTTCCAATTTTGAAGTTCCCACGAATTATTAATTTTATTAGCATTATAAGACACGATAGGATCTAAATCTATACTCCTGCAATACTCAATAGCAATGTTTTTTCGTACTGACAGAATAAAATGCAAAAGAGAATACCAGCCTCCGAGTACATACATTCTCAGCGGGCCGATATTGAGATCGTTAACAATCGATTCTAGTTGTTCAGCGGCCCAAATCTTACTTTCAATTTGACCCGCTGAGAACGCATCCGCATCAATCTTCAGTAACTGCGTCATAGTATGCTACAGTGCCAAATGGAGGAACAATTGAATCGTTACCGTGGATGACAAATACAGTATCACAGTAGTTTTCATCACCCCATGAACCATACGGATATCCGTCAGTAAACATGATAAACTTTTTAGGATTAATATCATGTTCTTTCATATAGTCCCAGTTGACGTCGAATTCTGTTCCACCACCACCTTGAATATCATAATCTAAAAGATCACTACCACCGTGGGCATCAAAGTCTTGTTCATTGTATACACGAGTATCGAACGTCCACAATTTAATTTTGTAATCTTTAAATTCCTCCATGATGTTTTTAATCTCGCCGAGAAAGTCTTGTGCCATCTCGTTTGAAATAGATCCACTCATGTCAAGACTGACTGCAATGTCAATTGTTTCGAGATAATTCATGCCTGGCAGTATTGCACCAATGTGCCATCCCTTACGACTGGGTCGAGCAAATGTATAGTCATTACGGATAGTGCTTTGAATTTGCTGCCGAATAATTTGCCGCCAATTCATTTTAGACTCAGTCATGTCTTTGATCATTCGAGCCACAGATGACGGAATATTACCAGCACCTGCCGCACTCGCTGCCTGCATCACTGCATCTTTGACCTCATCTCGAATTTTTCGCAATTCTTCTTTGCTATGTTGGGGACGATCAGTGCCGTCACTGTCCTTTTCCCAATCGATATGCTCGTCCAACAGTTGACCCAGCATAGCGAGACTTTTTTCATCTTCTTCATTGTAAATTTCGTCGTATACCTGCTCGCAACTTTTACCGTAATGTTTGGGATCATGGAAAATTTTAATTTTAGGGGGAACTTCACCAATTTTATCACGTACCAATTGTCCATTGACACAGTAGTCGGCTGCGGCATTCCAAATGCTTCGGTCACGACCTTCTACACGCATCATGTGATCAAAAACATTGTGCAAAATTTCATGTGCAATGACAAATTCTACTTGTTTTGGGGTAAGATCTTGAAAAAATTGTCGACTGTAAAATAATGATCTGCCGTCAGTTGCGGCAGTGTTACACCATGCGCTGCCATCTACAATTCGCAAACGAGTAGCCATGTTACCAAAGAATGGATGCCGTAGCAGTAGACCAATCCGAGCCACAACAATTTTATCGACAATGGGATCTAATTCAGACATAACTGTTCCTTTGTATAATGTATATATTATAACAGGACCCTAAGGTCCTGTCAATTGATTTTGAACTAGATCAGCGGCGTTCGGTTGCTTGGCTAATGTACTTGCCATATTTGGCA